ATTGAAGTGGTATTTGATGCTGATTTTGTAGCTAGTAATGCTATTGATTTCACGATCAATGGGACCGCTATCACCACTGTTAATTTCACTACTGACCAGGCTACCACTATGGCGGCTATTGACCAAATAGAGGATGCCGAAGGCATCGGTATGCAGCGGCTAGAAGTGGAGGGCTGGATCGGACGGCAGGTGGATAGTGCCGTCAACTATGCCGACTCTGTGCTTGCTACCCAGCGCCAGCGTGCCACGCGCTACTACAACGGCGAGAAGTTCGGCAATGAGGAGGAGGGGCGCAGCCAGTTCGTCGTGACATCGGTACGGGATACGGTACTACAGGTGCTCCCGAGCCTGATGCGCGTGTTCATGGGCTCCGAGAAGGTGGTGGAGTACGTCCCGAGGAGTGCGGAAGACGTTCCGATGGCCGAACAGGCCACGGATTACGCGAATTACGTCTTCACTCAGGACAATCCTGGCTACCAGGTCCTCTATTCGGCGTTCAAAGACGCGCTTTTGAAGAAGGTCGGCATCGTCAAGGCGACATATGACGATTCGGTCGAGGTTTCTACGCATCAATTCACGGGTTTGAACCTGTTGGCGGTGCAGCAGTTGATGGCTGACCCCGAATCTGAGGTCGTCATCACGGCAGAAGACCCGTCTGGGATGGAGTTTGACGTTGAGGTGCGGCGAAAGAGGCCGAAAAACCGCATTTCGGTGGAGGTTCTGCCGCCGGAGGAGTTTTTGATCAACCGCGATGCCCGCAGCATGGACAACGCGGTGTTCACGGCGCACAGATGCCTTAAAGAGGTGTCAGATCTGGTCGCAATGGGCTATCCGGAGGAGATGGTACGTCAATATGCGACCAAGGCAGACGATCTAACGTGGAATCGTGAACGTCACGCCCGAAACCGCTACGAACTGACGGATTCGGACGCCTCCCGGGACCGGGAGCGCGTTTTGTATATTGAGGCGTATGTAAATCTGGACTATGACGGCGACGGCATTGCCGAGCTGCGCCGGATTTGCACGATGGGCGACGGCCACAACGTCGTACTGAACGAGCCGTGGGATATTCGGCCCTTTGCCGACTTCCACATGGACCCGGAGCCCCACACGTTCATCGGCCACGACCTGTTCGACCGCACCGAAGACCTCCAGCGCGTGAACTCTGAGATCATGCGCTATATGCTGGACTCTTTGGCGCAGTCGATCCACCCGCGCACCGCCGTGGTGGAGTCGATGGTCAACATGGACGATGTGCTGAACAACGAAGCCGGTGGCGTGGTCCGCATGGACGCCCCTGGCATGGTTCAGCCGCTCGCCCAGCCCTTCGTTGGGAAGGAGGCCATGCCGGTGCTTGCGCTCTTCCAGGAGGTCAAGGAACAGCGCACGGGGATCTCGGCTCAGGCGGCTGGCCTGAACGCGGACGCGCTACAGAGCATGACCGCCAGCGCAGTCAATGCGATTGAGGAGGGCTCAAAGCTCTCCCTGGAGATCATTGCGAGGAACCTGGCCGAGACGGGCTTCAAGCGCCTAATGAAGATCCTGCTGCACCTCATCGTGCAGAACCAGGACGCCCCCAGGATGGTGCGCCTCCGCAACGAGTGGGTAGAGGTAGACCCGTCCTCTTGGGACGCCCAGATGGATGTCTCGGTGAACGTCGGGCTCGGTCACGGCGGCAACGACAAGAAGCTTGCCGTTCTGTCTAGCGTCCTGGAGACGCAGATGACCGCCATGCAGCAGATGGGACCCCAGAACCCACTCGTCGGCCTGGGCCAGATCCGGCACACCCTCTCCAAGATGCTGGAACTGAGTGGATTCCAGGACACAAGCCGATTCTACAACCCCCTGCCGCTTGACTTCCAGCTTCCGCCGAACGACGAGCCGTCAATGGAGGAGCTACTCGCCCAGGCACAGCGGGAGGCGACTTTGGCGGATGTGGCGATCAAACAGGCCGAATTGGAGCAGAAGCGAGAAGACATGATGCTCAAGGACGACCGCGAGCGCGACAAGCACGCTGCGGAGTTCGCCCTGGAGGCCGCTCGCCTGAATATCGACGCGAAGCAACTGGACATCAGGTCTGCCAGAGAGGCCATTGATGCCACTAACGCCTAGTCAGTGCGAAAGGGCGCGTGAGCTACTAGAAAACCCGTTCTTCGATATTGTATGCGAAGAAGTGTTTATTGCAATAGCGCAACAGTGGAAAGAAGCGTCCTCTGTTGCTGAAAGAGACGACCTATGGCGCGAACAACGGTTGATTCGCCGCCTCAAACAACGCCTACAGTCTGCCGCTAATTCTGACGCTATCAGAGAGCGTGCATTGCGTAGGCAAGATACCTAGAGGTATATTATGGAAAGCGACAACCCCACTGGGGCCGCGTCCTCGCCGCGACAGGCGGCAGACCTTTTTGGAAAGTTCCAAGCCATTGGCTCAAGGCCACTTTCCAACGAGGCACCCCGGGCACCGCAACCCGAAGAGGAGCGGAATCCGGAACCCGTCGCAAACGAAGCCGTTGAGGCCGTTGAGGCGGAAGAAGTCGATCAGGCCGATGACGTAGAGGCCGAGTTCGGAGAGGACACCGAAACCGACGACGCCGAACCCGTAGAGGTTGAAGCCACAGACGATGACGAGGTTTTCATCGTCAAGGTGGACGGCAAGGAGGTTGAGGTCACCCTGGACGAGCTTCAGGCAGGCTACAGTCGCCAATCGGACTACACTCGCAAGACACAGGCACTCGCAGACGAGCGTCGTGCCTTTGAGGGCGAGCGGCAGCAGACACTACAGACTGCCCAAGCCCTCCAGGAGCGACTGAGAGAGGTTGAGACCTACCTTGCGGGCACGGAGCCGGACTGGCAGCAGTTGGCGCAGCAGTTGGACCCGAAAGAGTTCAACCTCGCTCGCCTGAACTGGGAGCAGCAGCAACAGCAGGCGGAGGCCGTCAAGGCACAGCAGGCCGAGTTGCAGCGCATCCAGCAGGCCGAACTTGAGCGCGAACTGCAAAGAGCACAAGCGCGGCTCCCGGAGATCATCCCCGACTGGCAGAACACCGAAGTTGCCCAGCAGGAAGCCAGGCAGATTCGGGATTACGCCCTAGGGGTGGGGTTCAGCGAAGAAGCCCTGAACAGCCTGGTGGACCCGCTCGCCGTGAAGGTGCTGCGTGACGCCTGGAGGTACAACCAGCTTCAAGAGCAGGCCCCGAAGATCCGCCGGAAGAAGAGCAGGACGCCGAAGCAGAGTAACGCCGGTCCCGGGCTTGTGACGAAGAGCCCGAACACAAAAGCCAAGGAACGGGTCCTCAACGGGCCGGTCAGTGTTCGGGACAAAGAAACGCAATCCTTCTTCCAGTCTATCACACCCAGGAAATAAACAATGGCTTACACCAACCTCCATGAGACGTATGATGCGTCCGGGGACGTTGAGGAGGTCATGGATGCGGTCTATAACATTGACCCCACCGAGACTCCCTTCATGTCCAACGTGGGTCGCACCACCGTCTCCAACGTCCTTTTCGAGTGCCCCGTAGACGAGCTTGCGGCTGCTGACGGTACGCCTGTCGCTGAAGGGTACTTCGTCGGTGACAGCACTCGCGCCGTCAACGACGTAACCGTAGTCCAGAACTACTGCCAGATCAACGAGCGCGACTACGCCGTGTCTGGCACCAACCGCGCCATGCAGTTCTATGGCCGCGATGACCAGCTCGGCTACCAGCGGGCGAAGGCTTCCAAGGAGCTGAAGCGCAACATGGAAACCGCGCTGCTGCTGAACAACTCTGCGGCTGCTGGGTCTTCTGGAAACGCCCGTGAGACTGCCGGTCTTCCCGCCTGGATCAAGGACAACATTGACTCCAGTGCGACGAACTCCGTTGACCCGGAGTGGACTACGCTGGTGACTGATGGTCGTTCCGACGGTGTGACTCGCGCTTTCACCGAGACGATCCTGAAGTCTGTGGTCAAGCAGTGCTGGGACAACGGTGCTGATCCGTCGATCCTGATGGTTGGCTCCTTCAACAAGCAGGCGGTGTCTGCTTTCGCGGGTATCGCTGACTCCCGCGTGGCGTACCAGCCCCGTGAGAAGAACGTCATCATCGGTGCTGCGGACTTCTATCAGAGCGACTTCGGGGTGCTGGCTGTGATCCCGAACCGATTCCAGCCCGCTCAGTACGGTTTCGTGATCGACCCGGACTACGCCTCTGTCGCGTACCTGCGTCCGGTGGAGTTCCACGAGATTGCGAAGCGTGGTGACGCGGACGCTGAGATGATTACCGTGGAGTACGGTCTTCAGGTTCACAACCAGAAGGCGCACGGCATCGCGGCTGACCTGACCAGTTCGTAACTTAAACCCGGAGGGGGTCAGGGTTGATAGCCCTGGCCCCCAATGGCTCTATGCCTAAGTACACGTACATCAACGGCGTAAAGCACAAGCTCAACCCGTCGAAACACTCCGGTGCCAGGCTGCTGTCTCACGACCCGGAACGCGGCGTGACGCACTGGTGGCACTGGGATGTCCAGCGCGGTAAGGGCATTGTCGAGGAATCGTGGGACAACAAGGCGGTTCTCGACAATATGCAGGCGATCCGTGCTACGTCGTTCTCCACTCCGGGCAGTGGCAACCTGAAGTATCTAGCGTCTGTGCCTATGGGCACGGTCATGGAGTGGCTAAACGGAGAGAAACTCGCGTCTGGTAAAGACGGCATCCTGCGGGTCCGTGACCAGGCGTTCGTAAAGAAGAAGCTGCGCGACCCGAAGTACAGGAAGTTTCGCACTACAGACAGCGGTGCTATATGAAGGTTTTGGCGGTCTGCGTACCGACGCAAGACATGGTTCACACCTGGTTCGCGCACGACCTCACGCTTGCACTTGCCCACTTCCTTCACCGACCTGACTACAACATCAAACTCATTTGGCGCAAAGGCACGGTCCTGGCCCGGACGAGAGAAGAGATCACGCAGGAGGCCCTGGCCAACCCGGATGTCACGCACCTCTTGTGGCTGGACACGGACATGAGGTTCCCGTCAGACCTGATTACCAGGTTGATGGAGCACGACAAGGAGTTCGTGGCTGCAAACTGCTCCAAGCGCGTCCGACCAGCGGTACCCACCGCCATCAAGTTGGTGGACGGCAAGAGCAAGCGCGTCTTCCCGGACGAGGAGAAGCACGGACTAGAGCAGGTTGAGGGCATCGGCTCTGCCGTCTGTCTCATCAAGCGAGAGGTGTATGAGAAACTGGAGCGTCCGTGGTACGCTACGCCCTGGCGCGAAGATGGAGCAACCGGCGAGCTGGCGATGGTCGGGGAGGATATGTACCTCTGCGGGCTCTGCTACAACGCAGGTATCCCCATCTACATCGACCACGACATTTCTTGGCAGATCGGCCACATTGGCGAGCATGAATACACGATGGAGGATGTGCTGAAGGACCGCACGGATCTTTCTGATAAAATGAGGGACCTGAACATTGTCGCTCTCTAACTATTCAGAACTCAGGCAGTCGATTCAGGATTGGACGCTACGCGAAGACCTAAGCCAGCGTACACCCGACTTCATCCTGCTTGTAGAGGCGGAATTGAACCTCCGCCTCCGGGTACGCCGTATGTTGGCCCGAGATACGTTCACCGCAGACGCTCAGTACGAGGGCCTTCCGAGCGACTTCCTAGAGATGGCTCGGCTCACAATCACCAGTACGACTCCCGATAAAGAGCTTCTATTTGCGTCTCCGCAGCAGATGAGCGACTGGAGGGAGACGTACCAGTCTGCTGGGGAGCCCATCTACTACAGCATCGTCGGATCTGAGGTTGAGTTTCTGCCGGTGCCGTCCGACTCCTACACGGTGGAGCGGTTGTACTTTGCGGAGATTCCTGCGCTCAGTTCCAGTAACACAACCAACTGGCTCCTGACGAGTCACCCGGAGGTCTACCTACACGGCTGTCTGGCTAAAGCGTTCGCCTACGCAATGGACGAGGGTAGGGCAGCACTCCATGAGCAGCAGTACCAGTCTGCCGTGGACCGCTTGGTTGCCGCAGACAAGAAGGGGCGTGTGGGTCAGCGCCCCGTAATCAGAACGAAAGCGATTGGAGGGTACTGATGGCGAACCCAACCACGAACCTGGGCGTTACCCTCGGGACCGTCGGCGGCTCCGACGACAGTTGGGGCACGATCACGAACGACGCCTTCCAGTCGTTTGACGACATCTTCTCCGCGTCCGGCACGCAGGTGTCCATGCGCCAGACGGGTGGCACGATTGACGGGACGGTCATTGGGGGAACGACGCCCGCCGCGATCACCGGAACGACGATCACGGCCTCTACCGCTTTGGTGAGCAGCGGTACGCTTGCTGTGACGAGCACCTCCACACTGACGGGCAAGGTTACCTGCTCGGGAGAGGTGGAGGTTGACGGTGTGTTGAACCACGACGGCTCCACGGTCGGTTTCTACGGCGCTACTCCTGCCTCGCAGGCGTCTGTTATCGCGGACCCGAGCATCGCCACGGTCAGCGGCTCTGGTGACGACACGACCATCAACAACAACTTCACCAACGTCGAGACGGCGATTGAGGCGATCATTGACGCCCTCCAGGCGATTGGTATTGTAGCCACGAGCTAATGAAATACGTCCCGATTGAGATTCCGCCCGGAGTATACCGGAACGGGACGGAGTATCAGTCTCGGGGCCGGTGGTACGACGCCTCCCTTGTCCGTTGGGAGAACGGCGAGATGAAGCCGGTTGGGGGCTGGCAGCAGAAAGGGTCCACCACAATGAGCGGCACCGCCCGTGGTATCATCACATGGCGCGGCAATTCCGTCGGTGTGTACGCGGCGGTTGGTAATACGGGCGATACCACCGACACGAACCTGTACGCCATTAAGAGCGACAACACGTTCGTGGATATCACGCCTGCCGTGATACAAGCGCAGGCGTCTGACGCATCGCAGGCTGGTTATGGCTGGCTCACGTATGGGGCTGGCACCTACGGCACCCCCAGGGAGGCCGTAAGCGGCTCCTACACGTTCGCGCCGACTTGGAGCTTGGATACGTGGGGTCAATACCTCGTCGCGTGTCTGAGCGGCGATGGACGCCTCTACGAGTGGCAGTTGGATTCGTCCACGCCAGCCCAGCCGATTGCGAATGCGCCCGGGGAGTGCGTTGGGCTGGTCGTGACGCAGGAGCGGTTCCTGTTTGCGCTTGGTGCAGACGGGAACGGGCGTAGGGTTCGGTGGTGCGACCAAGGTGACAACACGACATGGACCCCGGCGAGCACGAACCAGGCGGGCTCGTTCATCTTCGAGTCCGGTGGTCCGATCATGCAGGCGGTAAAGACTCGCGGGCAGACGCTCATTTTCACCACCACAGATATCTTCTCGGCGACGTACATCGGTGCTCCACTTGTTTACAGCTTTGACCGTGTGGGCGGTTCTAACGGCATTGTTTCTCGCCGCGCCGCTGTTTCTGGCGATGGTTTCGTGGCTTGGATGGGGCCTCGCGGCTTCTGGACGTTTGATGGCTTCGTTCGTGAGATCCCGTGTGAGGTAGAGGACTACGTATTCGGGGACTTCAACTACGATCAGCAGTCCAAGGTCCACGCTTGGGTAAACTCGCAGTACAACGAGATCTGGTGGCACTATCCGTCTACGTCTGCCACGGAGTGTGACAAGTATGTCACCTGGAACTACGCGGAGAACCACTGGAGCGTAGGCGAGATGGACAGCCTCGCGGCCTGCGACCGAGGTGTACTGCGATATCCGCTCATGGTCCACTCCGACGGCAACCTGTACGAGCACGAAGTCACGGGCGTAGCACACGGATCGTCCACGCCATACGCTACGTCTGGACCTATCGAACTCCCTGGCGGGGGGACGAGCTACCTGACAAAGCTCATCCCCGACGAGAAGACGCAGGGCGATCTCAGCCTAGAAATCAAGACGCGCCGTTTCCCAAACGGACCCGAACAAGCCCACGGTCCTTACAGTATGCGGAACCCGGTGTCCCTACGATCCAACGCTAGGCAGTACCGCGTTAAGCTGACACAGAGTGTGGTCGGTGACTGGAGATGGGGTGGCCCGCGTTTCCAGATCGTGCCTGGGGGAGACAGGTGAAACTCCCCCGCCCCCAAGATCAGATTGTCCGGGAGGCGTTCAGGCTAGTAGAAATTCAGGACCGCCTCACCCAGAAGATCAATCAGGATGTACGGATCGGGTCGGGCAGGTCGCTGAAGATCACATCCGCTGACGGTACCGAGCACACACTTAGCGTCACCGACGCTGGGCGTCTATCTACGGACACGGGCGGCTCACCGCTCTACGAGTCTGAGGGCGGAACGACCTACACCGCTGGTGAGGGAATCGGCATCGCCTCTGATGTCATTTCCGTAGACATCGACGGGCTGACGGCGGACGCGAGCCCCGTAGGCGCAGCGGATTACGTGATGACGTATGACGCCTCGGCGGGCGGGCTCAAGAAGGTCTTGCTGGCGAACCTGCCAAGCGCGTCGGCGGCGAGCCTGTCCGGGTTGACGGACACGAACATCTCGGGCAGTCCGAACGGGAGGTTCCTGAAATACGCTAGTGGGGCGTGGACCGACTCGGAGATCACGGAAGCCGATATCTCCGACCTCGGGTCGTATGTCTCGGACATTGCCAGCCAGTCTTCGGGCACCCCGACGGTCAGTTACCACCTACTGGGTCAGCTCGGCGCTGGACCCCTTGAGAAGTTCACGATCCAGGAGATGATGACATCGTTGGTTGGCCTGTCCAGCCTCACCAGCGTGGCGTCGTCGGATCGCATGATCGTACTGGACGCGAGCGATGCATGGACGGCGAAGGACGCCGCAGTGTCCGATGTGCTCGCGGGCAACGCAGGTGCGATTGATTTGGGGGACCTCGGGGATGTGAACGCCGTCACCCCATCGGACGGCCACGTACTCCGCTACGACGGCACCAACTGGGAAAGCACGCTTGTGTCTGGCCTAGCGGTTGACGGCACGATTGACGCCGACCTGCTGGACGGCTATGAGGGCGCGGAGTTCGCCCGCCTCGGTGGCAACCACAACATCACCGGGAACTGGACCTACAAAGGTGGACAGTTTGTCGTCGGTCCATCGGCTGCTTCTGCCGCGAAGTTGCTCAACACGCCCACGGAAAGCGCAATCCCGCTGTACCGCAACATCACCACGGACGAATGGGACTGGCTGTATCCGGGTGAGGCGATGGTGATCGACGGCACAGACCTCAGTCTGAGCATTGACGCTGCCAGTGCGGGCACCCCACTAGTGTCGTATCACCTGGTTGGACAACTTGGCGCCGGGCCAATTGAGAAGTTCACCCTGAGCCAGTTGTTCGGTACGGTAGTTGGCTTGACCAACCTTGGGACCCCGGCCAGTAGCGACAGGATGCTGGTGCTGGACGCATCAGACTCATTCCAGGCCCGGGACGCCGACATCGGCTCCATCGTTAGCGCGGGCATCAGTAGTGTTGAAATAGCGGACCTGGGCGACACGCAGATTGAGTCACTGTCATCCGGCGACTTACTCAGATACGACGGCACGAACTGGCAGAACGTCAGCGTGACTGGTATTGCGGTTGACGGCACGATTGACGCCGACACCCTGGACACCTACGACTCAACCGCGTTTCCCCGCAAGGCCGAGAGCGCCACAATCAATGGGGCATGGACGATTACAGGCGCGTGGGTCCACAGCAACGGCACTTGGCAGGCCAACGATATCGGCGTGGCCTACGGCGGCACGGGACGCTCTAGCTGGACCTCTGGCGGCCTCCTATACGCGGATGGCACGACGAGCCTGACCAACACCGCGTCCCCGGCAGCCGCCGGGTCCATTGCGTACTCTGCTGGGACTTCCAGTTGGACGCTACTGGGTGTGGGTTCCGAAGGTAACTTCCTGAAGATCAACACTGGACTGCCCGCGTGGTCCGATATCGTGGTAGCGGACATCTCCGACTTTCCGACGATCCCGGAGGATCTCAGCGACCTGGGCGATGTCAACGTCGCCGGGGTGTCCGGCACGCCGCTCCTGTACTACAGCGCCGGGACCTGGACGTTTACCCCGTATGACATGGCAGATGTCTACGTAGACGGTGACTCCCTACCGTGGGCAGACATCAGCGGCACCCCCACGACGCTGGCGGGCTACGGGATCACGGACGCTGCCAGTATCTCGCACACACACGCGGCCTCAGACATCACCAGTGGGACGCTCCCGGTGGCACGTGGCGGCACGGGGCTCTCCAGCTTTTCCGCCGACTCCGTGGTGGTGTCCAACGACGGCAGCAGCTTGACGAGCCTTCAAGCCACTTCAGACGGTCAGTTCCTTGTGCGTCGCACCGGAACGCTTACGTTTGACACCATCTCGTACAGCGAACTCAGCGGCACCCCGACGGTCCCGGAGGGCAATATCACAGTTCTGATGGAGCAGTCAGATGTTATTTATGATTGGCATGTTCCGTGTCCTTATTGTGGGCAGTTCCAGCCGCTTAGGTGGTCATCTGAGCATGCTTATGGTTTTGCTGGTGGCCTGTACCGTGGGGGTGATGGAGAAATGCACCGTATCGGTGGAGTTGTGTGGGAAGGTGGCAGGCAAGCCACAAATGAGCAGATCCAGAACACCGCCCGGTATCAATGTGGAGAATGCGGAGAACTGTGGGACACATGGCAGAAAAACGACGCAGTGGGGAAGGGCAAGGAGGTTTCCAGGACCCCGGA